GTTGAACGTCCCAGGTGTGACGACAGACGCGGCAGCCCGAAGGGAAATCGATGCCATCAATGAGAACAAGGACAAGATCCTCCACCAGTTCAAGAACTACCAGGAGAAAGCCCGAGGGCTGTCCGAAGACGAGTTGGATGGTTTGATCGCCACCAAAGACCAGGTCCGCCGTGACAAAGCCAAGGCCGAAGGCGACTGGGCTGACCTGGAGAAGGAGATCCGGTCTGAGACATCCCAGCAGGTCTCGGCTCTCCAGGGCAAGCTCGACAAAGCTGACCAGCGGTATGACGACATGATGTTCGAGCGGGATGCCATCCTGGCTCTTGACAAAGCCAAGGGTTCCGCCAAGTTGCTGCTGCCCCACATGAAAGAACGCCGCAAGGTGGTCGTCGATGAGCACGGCAATCGCCGGTTGGTCATTCTGGGCCAGACCGGACGCCCGATGATTGGGACCGACGGCGAGGATGCCACTATGGACGACTTGGTGGCTGAGTTCCAGAAAACCGACGAATTCAAACGAGCCTTCGACGGCACGGGATCGACCGGATCCGGCAAGGGCCCATCCACCCGGACCTCCCGGGCCAGCAACAACCCGTTCGAGACCGGCAACATTACTGAAATTGCAAAGCTCAAGAGAGATAACCCAGCGGCATTCGTGGAGCTTCGACGCTCTGCGAGCAAAATGCCCGAGTCCGTGACGAGTATGCTGGCAAAGCTAGACGCAGGATAAACACTCCGCTCTTGGCGGCTACGCGGGTCGATTTGTGATCGGTCCTATATAACGGACGAAAGTCCATACCATAGGAGCCAATCATGGCTGCAACCCTAATCGCAGATGTCATCGAGCCGTCAATCTTCACGGCGTATTTCCTCCAGCGTATGCTCGACCGATGGGCGTTCCACCAAGCTGGCGTAGTTTCGACCGATCCCCGGATCGACGGATCTATCGGCAACGGTGGCCGAACCATCAATATGCCCTACTGGGGCGACCTGACCGGCGCGGGTGCTTCTGAAGTCCTGAGCGACACTACGCCTCTCACGCCGCAGAAGATCGCTGCGCTGCAAGATGTCGCCGCGCTCAACTTCCGAGGCAAGGCGTTCGCGGCCAATGAGCTGGCACAGGCCGTCGCGGGCTCCGACCCGATGGCAGCTATCGCGTCTCAGGTGGCCGACTACTGGATCATGGACATGGGGACCACCGTGAACGCGATCCTCACCGGCATCTTTGGTGTCGAGCTGGCGACCAGTCATACCCATGACATCTCTATCGAGGACGGTGACAACGCTGTCGCCGCCAACCTGTTCAGCCCGCAGGCGTTCCTCAAAGCCGCGTTCCTGCTCGGTGAGCACGAACAGTCTTTGACCGCGTTCGCGTGTCACTCGGTGATCTACAACGAGATGCTCAATCAAGAGCTGATCGATTATGTCCAGCCCGCAGGTCAGTCCGGAACCGTCCCGATGTACCTCGGTCGTCGAGTGATCGTGGACGACAACATCAACAAGGTTGCCGGTGGCACCAGTGGATTCAAATATAGTTCCTATCTGTTCGGAGCAGGTGCCCTCGGCTACGGCGAGACTCCTCCCCCGACTCCGGTAGAGACGGATCGCGATTCCCTCCAGGGCACGGACTACCTGATCCACCGTCGTCACTTCGTGGTGCATCCGCGGGGTGTGGCCTGGCAGGGGACTGCTGCCTCGACCACCCCGGATAATACCGAGTTGGCGACTGCCGCCAGTTGGTCCAAGGTCTACGACGACAAGGCCATAAAAATAGTGAGATTACTTTCGAATGGATAAGTCCTTTAGAATCAACAACTTACGTCGATTCTAACTTCACTTTCCAGTAAGAAACCGCAGCTGTCGTGATGCCAAATTCCGCCGCAAGATCTACTCCCGTGCGATCACCCTTTCGGATCGCCTGGAGTAGCTCTTCGCGGCGGGCTTTCGGTAGCTTGTCAGTCTTTCCCCGGATATCGGGTGCCAGTTCGGCCCAGATCTTCCGGACAGAGTACCGACCGGCTTTGAATTTCCTACACGTCTGAGTGATTGTCATATGACCACGAGCCGCAGCAATAGCCTCTTTCGCTTCCTTGGAGTGAATTGGTGGTCGGTTGCCGTCTCGATAAGTCGCGAGGCAGTTCTCAGATGCCGTGCCGTATTGGAGATTGGCGACTCGGTTGTCAGACCTCTTGTGGTTCAGATGCATAACGTCATGGCCTTCGGGTCGCGGGCCTATCCAGGCAGCGGCGACGAGAACGTGAACGTCCCAGGCCACCCAAGTATTTTCACGACCGAGTCCGACGACGGGGTAATCGTGTCGGCGGCTAATTTTCTTTTCTCTACCGGGCCAAAGTCGCTCCCCGTGGGGGCCACCTATCCATCGGTCCAGTCCTCGCACCCGTCCGGTGTTCGAGACCTCATACAGGTCTTCGTAGCCGACTACGGGGCGCCATTGTTCGAGAGTGTTACTATGTTTTTCGGGCACGTCGGAACCTCACTTTCCGCAGGTGTCAAGAAGTTCGGCTCGCCGGTCAGGGCGGGCCGCTCTTCGTATTATACCCTCACCGGAGGTACATCATGGGATTGGCATCGTTTCAGAGAATGAGGGCCCGGCAGGTCGAGCCGCCAGTGTCGGAGATCGACAGATTGCCGGGTCAGAAGCCCGTAGAGCCGCCCGAGGCCGATCCTACGGAAGATCGGGCGTACACAGCCATGAGCGTAAACAAACTGCGGCACATCGCTGGCAAGCGGGAGCTGCCTTGGCGCGGTGAGAAGAAAGTGGCTCTTGTGGAGATGCTCGAACAAGCCGATGCGAAGGAGTAACCGTGGCTCTCATAATCGAGGACGGGACCGGCCAGGCTGACTCGGAGACCTATGCCGACATCGCCGCTTACGATGACTATGCGACCCGGTTCGGGCTGACCCAGTGGGCCGGTCTGGCAACCGAAGATAAAGAGGTTGCAGCTCGAACCGGGGTCCGTGACTTAGAGGCTTCATATTCGTCTCTTATTATCGGATCGACGACGTACAGAGATCAGGCGCTCGCCTGGCCCCGTACGGACGCCATTGACAGCGAGGGCCACGAGTGGGCCTATAACGAGATCCCACCTGAGTGGATCGAGGCGACGATTGCCTATGGCATCTCCCGAGGCCACGAGGAGTTGGCGGCTCTGGTCGACGAGCGAATCAGCTCACTATCGGCTGGGTCGGTATCGATCTCATATGACACCTCGATTCAAGTTTCAGCAACGGGGCTCGGGCCATCGGTAGACCGCTGGCTCAGCCGGTTTCTGACCGGGGCAAGTGGGTCCACTTCGGTCATCATGGAGATAGTTCGATGAAGCATTTGGCAGTGGTTTACGGCACCCGCAAGCGAACCCGTGGCATTTCAAAAGACCTTCGTGCGGCCGGAGTCTACGACCAGCACCGGGTCGAGTTTCATTTGTATTCATCGTTCACGGGAATGGCCGTCAAGAGCGCCGAGCGGGTCTTGATCGATTCGCCCGGAATGCGGAAGTCTATCGGGGCTGCCTACCCGGATATCGAAGTCGAGCTACTGAGGGAGCCTGAGCCAGATGGCGACGAATAAGCTCTTCGGAGTTGACTTCGCGAAGGTTCTCGGAGCTGCCTTCTCGGGACAGTTGGTTACGATGATGCTGCACCGCCAGCCCGATCTGACTCTCGACAGGGTCGGGGGCACGGTGACTCCTGGGGCCACGGTCTCATACTCGTTTGAGGGCATTGTGGAATCACGCGGCAACGTCCGAGGGCTAGCTGGTCTCGCAAAACAACGAAGCCGGTCGATCCTACTGATGACAGACTCGGTCCGGGATTCGTCGGGCGAGAAGGTAGTCGGCTTTGTCCCCGAAGTTGGCGACACCGTGGCCGACGACGAAGGCTTGGAGCAGAAGGTCGTTGAAATCCCGTCCAGAGACCCAGCCGGGGCGACTTACAACCTGGACCTAGCCTAATGAGTAGCGGTCTGACGGCAACCATGCGCTATGAGGGCCGAGAAGCTGCCCCGGATGAGCTGGAGTGGGTGGTGGGGTTCGCCATCAAGGAAATCAGGCTCGCCGCGATCAATGCGACCCTGGATGCTTTGGTCAGAATCACCCCACGGGACACCGGATGGGCAGCTGAGTCCTGGGTGGCTACCCGAGAAACCGACTCAATCAATGTGACCGGGTTCGTCGGGGCTCTACTCAAGACTATGGACAGTCGCGACGACCGGGCCAAACGAGTCCCAGCAGTCAGACACGTTCGGACCCAGGCCAGAAAGAAACTCGAAGGCGCTCCGCTGGCCGAGGACCTGATTCTGTTCAGCATGACCCCATATATGCGGTATCTGAACGAAGGTAGTTCAGACCAGGCTCCTCCGGGTTTTATCGAAACGGCGTTTCTAGGGGAAGCCAGGAAGGCAATCCAGAATGCTTCATGAGGAATGGCGCGCTATTCGGAAGGCACTCAGCGCAGAATGGTCTACCACGGCGGTCGATTGGAATCAGAACGTACATTTTGATCCCCACGACGCTACGCTAGTCGCTCCGTTCCCGGCGTCGGACCCGTGGATCAGGCCGTCGATTGTCCCGTTGTCGGCCACTGAAATGGGCTGCGATGTCGAGATCAGACGGCTGCTTTGGTTCCAGTTGTTCTGGCCTTTGAATCAAGGCGACAACCCGCCCCAGCTGGCAGCGGAGGAGCTTCGGAACATCTTTTGGGGTCAATTCCACGATCCGTTGGAGTTCTCAGCCGAGGCCGATGTGCAGGACGTTCCTCGCTCAGAGCGCGACCCGTGGCATCAGCAACGAATCGTCATCCCGTACCGATACGAAGAGAGGATGGGCCGCGTGATCGTTCCATTGCAACCCAGTCTCTGGGTGACTCAGGCCAACGACTTCGAGATCGGAGACCTGATCTACGAAGACCCGAATGACAGTCTCTGGAAACTGGCCCTGGCTGATGCCTGGGAGACTCTTGCTACCCATATCGTGACCGGGACCAACGGGGCAGTCATGTTCCAGCGGACGGCACCTGGCACTGAGGTCATCGTCTCGAACGCCGGACTTGATCCGGCCAAGCCTGCATTCCTGTCGGGTGTCGATCCCGGTAAGCGATCCAACGATCCTCCGGCTCCGGGTGGTTGGGCTCAGCAAGTCGGGGGCGTAACCGGCGGCGGCTCATTTTGGTTCCAGGCATTCAACCCAGCGAGGACCTGATGAAGAAATTGATCGCACTGTTGCTCCTGCTTGCCTTCCCAGTCTTGGGCCAACCCGTGGACCGACACCCCCACGTCACCGAGTTCGTCGGCTTGCCCTTCCCGTCTGATGTCCCCGGTGAGCTATTCGTCATCAACGATTCACTCGATGGCACTTGCCCGTTCATCGGTGGCGGTACTCAGACCGCGATCTGTCTCTCGGGTTCGCCTGACGGAATCAACTGGACCTGGATCAGCTCTGACGGTGGAGCGGGCGGGTCCGCTAGTCGAATCGAGGACGCCGACGGGGACACCAGCGTAGACACAGAGGCGAGCGCAGATGCGGATACCGTGGTGGTGACTACGGGGGGCTCAGTGGCGGCAACTTTCAACCTTGGCTTGTCAGTCACCCCCGACGGCACCAACGAAGCCCT